AACACCTCCCATTCCTGAGGGGCAGAACTCATAACCCATTGATCTGTAGAGTGGGGGGTTTCCTCCCTGTCCGAAGCGGCTCCGGCGCATACCCGCGCAGTGACGCTTGAAGAATGATTTAAACGCCTTCATGGCGGCAGTCTTGGACACTTTACGTCCCCGGCGTTTGCCGAATTTGGCCTTAGGGGCAGTCCAACCCGCTGCAGCACACTGTTGGGCAAGTGTCATTTTGGTGGCACCAAACATCATTGCTGACCGGGTGCGGTGGTGGCGCCGGCGGTGAACTGTCTTGCGGCCCTTTTTCTTCATGTGCATCTTGCGCTTTTTAAGGCACATCTTGGCGAGAAGCCGGGCGGGCTTGTACACGCGTTTACCACCAACCTTGCGGGTTGTTTTTACTTTGTATTTTTTGCAAATTTTGAGAAGGCGAGCTGGGGGCTTCTTGGCATGAGACTTCTTGGAAGACTTCTTACGATTGGTTCTACGTTTTTTACCGAAACCGAAAAAGGAAAGCATTTGTTTTTATATATTCTATAGTTAGAAATTATTTTTGGGTGAATTAAAAATTTAATTAAAAATTAATTAATCTTTTTATTTTTGTCAAAAGGTCAGTATTTATTTGGTACTTTTCAAATAAACGTTCGGCTTTTTCAAGTTGAAACGTACTTCTAGAAATTAAACGCTCTGGATATTCCTCATTTTGACGAAAAAGTGTGCGCGCCAAGGAGTAATCGAAAGATTCAGGAGCGGTATATTTAGTATTTTCTAAAATGGATTCTATGGAGTGATACCTTTTTATTAAATTCAATGCACTCACCGGGCCCACTTTGGGTATAGTATTAGTGTAGTCACAACCACAGAGTATACAAAAATCAACAAATTCGGGATAACTAAGGTTTAATCCAGAAAGAACTGTTTCTAGAGAAAGTAATTCCAAATTGTTTTTTCCGTAACAAATGACATTTGTTCCTCCAAATGCAAGTGAATCGGTATCTTCAGTAAGTATATATTTAGCAAGTCCTTTCTTTTGAAGATAAACACATGATTCTTCGGCTTCCCCAAAACTTTCAAAAAATGGAATCCCTAATGCATCAAGTAATTCTATAACTTCTAAAGAATGCTTTTTGTTAACAATTAATAAATTCTTTTTAATTTTTTTGATTTCTGCGTTGATTTCCTTAGCTTTTTTAATTTCTGGATCTTCTTCCGAATCGGAGTCTATAAATTCATCAACAACTAAATCCGGTAAAGTAACTTGGCTTTGAAGTTCCGTTAAACGTTCCTTCATTTTGGAACGCTGATTGTTACGTTCTTGAAGTACATTTTGTTTAGCAGCTGGTGGGGCTCCATCAAAAACAAAAATAGGGTTGGTTCCTAAACCAAGAAGTTCAATAATTTTATGGACAAAACCGATGATATGAAAAGTATCTTCCTTATATATGTACCTAAATTTATAAAGAAGTATACTCGAATCTATAACAACGCTTTGAGAATAAAGACTTCCCATTTTAAAAGTACTTATCGCATCGGGAGCCTTTGAGCGAATGGTCTTTTTAAGCTGTTTTATACCCATTGTGGAGGATGTTCCAAAGTTAATCAAACAACGTAAATTACTTTATATTGTTTATTTAACTTAAATTTTTCAAAATCATAAGGTTTATTCTTGGATACCATTCGACCCTGTTAAGGGATACCGTTCGACCCATTCAAGGGATACCGTTCGACCCATTCAAGGGATACCGTTCGACCCATTCAAGGGTCGTCAATGAAGTAACTTACTTTTTGTGTAACAAGGTCAACAACAGTACCTTCCTTACGTTTACCTGTTCTTGCGTTGCTACGAGCTTTGTAACTTGGATATCTTGGGTGTTTGTCGATTCCCTTTTGGCGGTATTCCACGACGGAATCCCAAAATTCTTTCATTTTAGGAAGTTCCTGGGCAAACCATTCACGGTCGCGGTGAACTTCTACAACGTTCATTTGAAAATCGGTGTCTGTATTACCCGGTACAAATTCTATGAAGTGAGCTAATTCAAGATTACAAATTTCCAAGTTTAAAAGAACCTGGGAAAGGTAGTGATGGGGAACTTCCCCCATAATTATTTTTCTTTTTAAAGGACACTTAACTTCCAAAAGAATACCATCGGTTGTAATACCATCTGGTGAACCACCCAGCCAAGGATGTTCTGGATGAATAAGTAAACCAAATGAAAGTACCTTCTTCTTATAAAGTTCGGAATATTTTTCAATTGCAATGTCTTCGTAGTGAGTTCCCCATCGAGTAGCTTCATTTCCTACAAATGGTTTGGGATTTGCCGCACATTTATCCAGTAAAAGAGTCCAGGCCGATTTATAACTATTTTCACCTAAAACCGTCGGTATGTCACTTGCAGTGATGGCATTTTCACGTTGTTGGTACCACTCCGGGGTTCGTTGAACGTATTGCGGTAATTCCAAAAGTTTTTGAACGCTTGGCAAAAGGTCTGGAACCACATCTTGAGAGTCCATTTTACTATAAAAAGAATATTTCTTTAAACCAAGTTGTACTTTTTACAATATTTCATAAAATCTTTGTACTTCGGTCCATTTCTTTTAATAGGACGGTCTGTCATAGGGTTTATTTTTTTATTTTTTAAAAACAGTTTACACATCTTTAAGGGAATTGAACATTTCCTTGCACCGAAGTTATTAAGAAGTTGTAGGGGGCTGATATACTCAGCTCCATTAAATGTAGGTGGACTAACTGATGTTAATCCAAGATTATAGTTCAAAGGATAACCGTCAATTTCCATTGCGGAATCCATACCTGCTACCCATTGTGGGGAGTATCCCCATGCGCCTGAAGCTATTCCTGTTGCCATTTACTTATTTCAATTATTTTATTTTTATTTTAAATTAATTTAAATTTAGTCTTCATGTAACTTTGGTGCTAAACAAAATTGAAGTTTTCCAAGATTGGCAACATTGTATTCAATTACCAACGGATATTCCTTCTTCAAGAAAATTTCAACAGTACTGCACAAATTTGTACTTTTTGTGAACGAATTAAGATACTTCAGATCAAATGTTTCACAAACATTTTGATTCTTTTTAGAAAAAATAAGTCCATTTTGAGCTTCACCTATAATAATCTTTTGAGACGCAAAGTCTCCATTTGATTCAAGAATAAATTTTGATTCTGTGTTCGTTATACTTACTTGATTACTAATTACACTAAGATCACGACAATATTTCTGGAGGTCAACTGATGGCATGCTAATTACCGAGTCGTACTGTATATCTGGAATTTCAAGTTTTTCTTCTGAGATGTCAAGCATCTTGAGAAATGATTCCGTTACGGTGTTCTTTTCTTTGTTTTCAATTCTAATTCCAAGTTCATTTATTGAGTTATTTCGTATAAAAAGAGTCAGTACGTCATTATTGCTCACTGTTTTGAGCAGTTTAAAGAAATATATCATGTTGATTCCACAAATATTTTTTGTTTCACAGTGATATGTTTCAAAATTGTCTTTAAAAAGACGGACATACACGAGTGCGACTCGTGCGTTGTCCATAGTCATTATCTTTAGCCCATTTGAATCAAAGTATAAATTGATATCTGTAAGAACCTCCTTAAGAGATTCTACAAGTATCTTAATACTTTGAGACTGGACAGTTTTGATGTAAAGTAAATAAGAATCCATAATATTTATTTATTTTTTATTTTTTTAAGTTACCTTTAAAATTAAAGAATTGAGTCGATTGAATGTTTTTTAATACCATTTGGTTGTACAATAATCATTTTACAATTAAGTAAATTTGTATTTAACTGGTCGTAATTAAGTAACATTATTTCAGGTGTAATATTACTATTGTTATTGAAAAACATTTTGAAATATTTTGTGATATATTCTGTTTTATCAGGAGAATAACTTATAGTAGCACATATAAGATCAGAATATTTATTTAATTCACATCTTGGCTCTTCAATAAAGTCATTAAAATGAATGGTGTCTTCTTCTCCGTATACATTAATAAATTTACGATCTCCAGCTTTGTAAGTGATATACATATAAACAGTTCCAATTGTTTGGAGTACGGAGTATTCAAAATTATGGAGGTAATTGAGATCACATATTTTTTCAATGTAG